TTGAACCGTCAGATGTTTTTCACGGGCCTCCGGGTCGGCGAACCAATCCGGCGGCGGTTCCTGTTGCTGTTGCGGCGTTTTCAGCCGCTGAAGTTCCTGTTCGAGTTCGGCAAGCCGTGCCTCGGCTTCCTGCCTTCTGCGGCGTTCGCCAATCGTGGCTTTGCCGTCGAACTCCTGATCGTCTGGCGGTGGCGACCCGCCTTCGTCTTCGCCCTTCTTCGCAAAGCGACCGCTTTCATCCCGTGGGCGGGCATCCTCCTTGGGCTGCTCATCCTCGGTCTCTGTGGCCTTCTCCGGGGCTTCCCCGGCTTGTTCCACTTCAGTCTCTTCGTTCGGTTCGTCGTTCAGCATTTCAGTGAAGGATTTGCCTGACATCTTGCCTTGCTCCACGCCCGATAGGTCCGGCGACAACCACACGCCCGCATTGCCCGGCGACGGCATGAAAAACCCCGCCGAAGCGGGGCAATCTTTCAATCTGCTAACTGGCCTATATCGAGGCGAACGGAGCTGATTTGCCCGCTGCCCTCCTCCAGCAATATCCCTATGGCCTGACCACCTTCGATCACTTCCGCCTTCAGGAAGCGCGGGCCGTCTTCGAACTGTTCCATCCCTTCGCCCCAGAGGACGCGGGGTTCAGGCACCCGCTCCCGCCTTGAATGAATCTATCTGGATGGAAGCGTAGTTCTTGGCCGTGTCGGACTGCGTGTTCTCGACTTCTGCCTGTTTTCCTGCCAGTTCCAGCTCCGCCGCAGCCTGCTGTTCGGGCGATGGCCCCTGCTTCATCATTTCAAGCAGGCGGTCCTTGTTCCTGAGGCTGGACGCTTCGATCAGCACATCGGGCGGAATGGGAATGCCGCTGGATGCAAGCTGCACCAATTCCGTAAACTGCTCAGCAGCAATCGTGGGCGTATCGATTCCCTCATCCAGGATGATGTCCACATCCAGCTCGTGCGGGTTGTTCTCAACTCCAACAACCTGCTGGGCGCGTGGATCCTGCGCGAATGCCTGAAGCATCGCCATGGCCTGCGGGTCGGCCTCGCCGCTTTGTAGCATTTACTCGGTCACTCCCAGCCTTTGGCCGGCCATTTCCAGCGCTGTGATCGGGCGGTTGAAGCCCACGAAACGAATGTTGTTCTCGTTATCCGTAACCCGAACCCAGCGCTCCTCGTTCCACGCCTGCTTGATGCGGCCCCATGCCGAGCGATAGACCGCAATCGACAGGATGCGGATGGCATCGAGAAACCCTGCGCTTTCCGTAATTCCGCCCTGCTGCTGGGCGATGATGGCTCTGCCGGACTGGTTGGCCACGTCCTTGCCGGCAAGCGAGTTGTTGGCCCCTGTGCGGTGGATGTGTTCCCTTGCGTCCTGAAGGAGATTGAGATTGCCCAGCGCCTGGTCGTTGGTGGGCAGGACTTCCACATCGTCCTTATCGCCAACGAACAATCCGTCCGCCTTGACCATTTCCTTGCGGATGTCCTTCGGGTCCATCGGGCTGGCAGGCGAAACCCGAAGCTGCCTCTGGCTGATAAGGTGCAATGCCTTCGAGCGGCGCTTGTTGACCTCGTCCTGCGGATCGATCATCGCCCGCACTTCGCCAAAGCGGTTGTTGTCCCGGTCCACGTAAAGGCTCACGGCCTTGATCGGGCACTCCGGGATTTCCTCATCGTCGAGATACGGGCTGTCCATCGGTTCCACGACGAAACCGCCGCGCGTGAAGATGCAGAACTTCCATCCGCCATCGTTGTAATAATGCTCGCACAGCCGAACGCGCTTGCGCTTGTAGTCGGCCCACATCCCATATTTGGGCTTGTCGCTGAACGTGCTGTCGTCACGCGCACCGCGCCATGTCGATTCCAGCGCATCCTCGGCATCGGGGAACTTCCTTAGCGCATCGTCCAGATCCATCCAGATGACTTCGCCAAGAAACCGCGCATCGGCGAAGTCGTATTCGCTTGAGGCTGGATCGTAATAGAACCTATCCCATGCAATGCGGGTGATCGCAGGGTCCATCGCGCCCCGGTGCTGCTTGAAGCCGACCTTCGCAGCACACACACCGGCACCGATCAGATCATCCGCGCACCGGCTGCGCTTGTCATCCCAATTGCTGTCCTCGCAGATATAGCGAACACCATCGGTTGCGGCTTCGGCGGCCTTTTCATCGCCGGGATTGCGAGGGAATGCCTTCGGATCCTTACGGGTCTGCTTTTCCAGCCCCAGCATGGTGTTGACCTTGGGGCGTATCTCGTTGAACACCACCGCAGGCTGGCCGCGCTTTTCAAGTTCGCTTTTTTCCTTTTCGGTGAGCTGCTTGTTGTCGCGGTAGTCAACATCCCGCTCTTGCAGCTTGCGGTTGTCCTCGGTTGCCTCCTCGGCTTCCTCGAACTGACGCACCATGTCGATATGGTCGTATTGCGGCTCGCGCAGGTTGACCACGTTGGAGGCTAGATTACTTTCCAATTGCGCCCCCTTTCATCTTCAATGCTGTCCCACGCGTCTTTCGTGCGCTTGGGCCGTGTTGCCTGCACTATCGCCGGATGCGCCTGGTCGATGGCCCGCCCGATCAGGCTGGCCGTGTCCACTTCGTCATCATGCTTGCCAGCGGGGAACACCAGAAACTCGCTGAGGTCCGCGCCGCGTTCGAACTTGACCCGGCCCATGCTGGCCATGGCCTGAAAGCTTCTTGCCCTCGTGGGCTTGTCATGGATGCTCGATAGCCATTCGAGACGGCAGTGAACGCTGCGCTCACGCATCCTGCGGCGTAGCATCGGTTCGACGGCCTTCTGGATTACTCCGCCTTCACCGAACCAGCATAGCGGCTTCCACTTGGCGATCAGGTCAAGCTTGCGTTCGATCCATTCGTCACTGGCAGTCTGGCCTTTCCAACTCGCCACCCGGTAAACATCGCCATCGCTGTCGATGCCCCAAACATTGTGAACCGTGTAGTCGCCAGCACCATCGGTGACAGCATAATCGCTCGATCCGTAATACCTGAGGCTCGGCAATTCTTCCCACGTCTTGAACCACTCCCGCTTGAAGAATGTGCCTTCATCGGGTTGCGGCCTTTGCTGATAGAGGGCCGACCATTCGCGGGGGCCGATTGTCGATTGTATGCGGTCCAGAACGTCGCGTGGATACCATTCGGGCCACAGCGCGTCGTAATGTTCGCCTATCGCGGGAAGCTCCAAGACCTCCCATTGATCTTTTTCCTGTTCGAGTAAACGTCCAGCGAGATCGTCCTCGTGCCATCGGGTCTGGATGAGGACGATCGCACCACCTGGCATGAGCCTTGTGTAGAGTGTGGACCGATACCAGTCCCAGACGAGGTCCCGCCTGCGTTCGCTGTCCGCTTCCTCACGATCTTTGAACGGATCGTCAATGAGTGCGATATGGGCACCTCGTCCAGTGACGGCAGTTCCAACACCGGCGGCGACATAAGCCCCTCCATGATTGGTGTTCATGCGGTTTGCTGCCTGACTGTCGGGCGCCAGACTTACGCTTGGAAACACTTCCCCAAATTCAGGCTCGGCCACGATATTTCTGACACTGCGACCGAAGTCGTTGGCCAGATCGCTATTGTAGCTCGCTGCAATCAGTTGCCGCTTCGGGTCTTTGCCCAAACACCATGCCGGGAAACGCTTGCTCGCCAGCTCGCTCTTACCGTGACGCGGCGGCATGAAGATCATCAGCCGGTCGATCTCGCCACGTTCAACAGCTTCAAGCTGCCTCGCTATCAGCTCGTGATGCGCAGCGCGCTTGTAGAGCGGGTTGGTGTATTCAGTGAACGCGAGCAGACTTTGCCGCGCCAACCTTCCCTGCGCGACCCTCGCCAGTCTCGCCCTCTCGGCCAGCAAGGAATGGATGGATTGCGGCGTCAAGCTCGCGGATGCGCTCGATAAGCTCGTCATCCGTCATACTTTCCGCGTCGTTGATGTTGAGGTTCATTTCCTTCGGCAGAAGCGAGGCGATCACCTTCAGATATTGGTCGGGCTTTTCACAGCGCACCTTGATGATCGCTGCCTCGCCATGGTCGTTGAAGTCGTTGTGCAGCGCTTCAATGAACGCTTCGCCCAGCTTGTTGCGTGAGCCTTTGGGACGGCCAGCAGGGTTTCCGCTTTCGCCCTTCTTGAATTTCAGGTCGTCGCGCAGATGAGCCGGCAGTTTCTCG